CCTTCCACCCAGTAGAAACGGCCCGCTAGGACGATGCACAGGTTACAGGCGTTCGCCCCAACCACCCGCACATACCCAACGCGAGGCCGCGCCGCCATATCCGCTATCCCAGCATCCGTGCCTGCGTCCGCGATGTTGGTACTCACCATCCGTTCCAAGGACGCTAAACCATAACGGTCGGCGTAGTCGGCTTCATAGCCACGGCTCAACAGCAACGCTCTAGTGCGGTTCGGTATTTCCAACAAGTCAAGGAGGCTGCCGCCCCGGTTCGTCCACCCAGCAAACGCCATCGGGTTTACCTCAAATTGCGCGCCCACCGGCGTCCCGGCCTGGGCCAGCGTGTACTCGTTGGATTCCATCGCGGCGGTAGCGGCCACATATTGAAAGTTCGACACTAACGGCGCCAGTTGGGTAGCAGCCTTGGCAGGGTTAGCAGCCCACAAACGCCGCGCCATTTTCACCCCAGCCACGCTTAAGCGTTGCAGCAGCCGATAGTAGGCGACCGTCGTGGCAGAAAGCATTAGATCAACTCCCCAGCCAGCAGCGGCGTATCATCGCCAGGCCGGGCACCCAGACCGATCACTGATTGGGTGAACAGGTCTATTGCCGGGTCGTGCTTGGCGGCAGCTTCGGCGGCTAGTTGCTCGTCTCGCTCAACTGCGAGGCGTTGTTTCTCGCGCGCTTTCCACGCTTCGTCTTTCCCCATCTCTTCCCAAATGGTTTCGTTAGACATGGCGGCAGCGCTTTTCAATTTCACTAGCGCGTCGGTGCGTTGCGCAATCGTCGGGGTGGCTGGGTTCTGCCACTCGACCCGCACCGGCACCTCTAACTGCTTACCGGTTTCCATCTGATATGCGATGGATGCCGCTTGGCTCACGCTCACCCCGACCTGCACACAATCGGACTCAATATCCCGCACGATAGCGATCTCGTCAGCAATGATGGAACCTTCCGACGGCGGGTTAGAGGTAGATAACCCTAAATCGCGGGCCGGTAGGCCAGTAATGCCGGAAGCGACTTCGGTTAGCACGCGCATGGCTTCGCCAAAGTTTTCGATGCTCGATGCCGGAAGTTGCCCCACTTTCGCTTGCGCTTCACCCAGCAGCGTCAGCTGGTCGGTGTACATTTCTATCCTAGAGCGCAGGTTCCCATCTTTGTCTAACAGGTCTTTTTCTTCCAACCCGGTGATGAACTTCCACGGCCCGCCATGCGCCCGGAGCACCGCACTCATATTGGTTAAGGTTTCGCTCATCTGATTCACAATCGGAATCAAATCCACCAACTCGCTCACCCCTTGATAAGTGCCTGATTGGCGGCGGTTGAAATGCGCCACCAACGGCACCACCCCAAGATTGTGGTGGAACGGATTACCGAGCGGCGCCCATTTACCGTCCACCTTCTCAAAGTTTTGGGTGGTATTCCTGCCGTACAAAATAGCGCACTCGGTAGCAACTTTTTCTTGCCCACCGGGCCGTTTCGCTGGCTTCCAGATCACCGCGCCGGACTCTACCTCGCCCGTCCACTCGTCTATCAACACGGACGTGTTTTCGGGACTGCGGGCACTGATGCGCGGCAGGTCATTAACCTGGTCAACGCTCAGGTAGCCGTACCCCGGCACCAGGCGGTCAATGTTGAACATCCCGAACTCCGCGTCTAACAGGCTGCGCCGCCGGATACCTTCCATCGTCTGCTGATCCTCATCCGTTCCATCAGGGATGATGAGGGCCCTGATTTGCATCCGGTCGTTTTTCGCGTTGATAAACTTCCGGCACATATTCACGATCACATCAGACAGCCGGTTCCCTGGCGAAAGTATCCGCGCTAAATCCGGCTCAGCCTCACCACGATAGTGTTCCCAAAACAGTTTCCCATCCTTTTGCGCAGCCGTGATCTGTTTACGATGCCAATCCAACAAATCCTCATCCGCGATATTCTCAACAAACGATTCAACCATAACCATTACTCCTTAAAATTGTTTTGAACAATAAAAAAGCACCCATAACCGGGTGCCTGCTCTCGCACGTGTCTTTTACTCTAGGTGCCAGTATTTCTTTTTCTCTTCCTTAAACAACCCGGCAGCCAGCGCATCCAAGAACGCTTTATAAGCCAACACGTCAGCCATTAGAGCGTCTATTTTCTGGGACTTAGCGCCTTTAGGTTTCCCTAAAATATATTCCTTCACCCCGAAAGTAACCATTACGGCGTTTCCGGCATGAATCTGAGTTACCTTGCACTCGATATGTTCGGTTTCGTGTTCTTCCATATCGGACTTATAGCGCACCAATTCGTGCCACATCGCGGTACGCGAGTTAGTGTGAAATATCGCTATCTTGTCTGAACCGTAAGCGGCAGCCCACTCATCTATCTGAGACTCCCACTCGAACGGGTCACACACCATCCGCACCACGTTGTATTTGCGGAACAGGTGCGCTACCGCAGCGCGGACTTGCTCACGCGGAATCTGGCCCCTGTTCTCGTCCGGGTTCCAAATCGTCTTAACTTCCCGGCCATCCCACGGGAAAGTGGGCGTGAACCTTAACCCCGTGTCATCGCAAGCCCTGATCGCGGTCCAGTCGCCGCTAATGCTGCCGTCAAACCCGAGTGTGATTCGGTTAGTCGGCTCGTCCAACACCGTTCGCGTAGCCCACAATTCCACGCTGATGAACGTGCCCTTACCGGCCACAATTCGGTTGCCGAAAAACCGTTCCGCGTTCGCCGGGTCGTCCTTAATGATCTCCAGCGCCTCGGCCTCAATGCGGTCAAGATCAACCCAATGGCAATCCCCATACACATACTCGTGAATTAGTCGCCGCTCCTCGGCCACCAGATAATCCAACTTCGGGTCGGCCTGCCGGAAGTCAATCAACAAATCCGCCAGCTGCGCCTCATACGTTTTCTGTGCCACACTATTCTGCGCCGGGTCCCAAGCGTTAGTGGTCTCCAAGATGCGGCCACCCATACCGCCGTTATTACGGCGAATATGCACCGCCAGAGCGTGCATCTCAGCGCTAGTCCACGTCCCAACCTCATCCCACACAATGAACGTCACCCGCTGACCCAACCGGGAATTAGACGACGCCGTGGTGGTCAAAATTTTGCCGCCATTCGGCAACAGAATCCGTGAGCGTCCAGCATCCGGTATCAGCTCCGAAAGCGTGGGCGATAGTTGAATCATCGGCAACAGCGACGAATAGACGTTATCTGCCTGTTCCTCTGAACTTGCGACTATCTGAATAAGCGGCGTCGGCCACGGCACCCCCATCGGGTCGCCTTCCTCATACTCGTAAACGAACCCGCAATCGCAACCCCAATCCGCGCACACATAAGCATCCCCGTCCTGCGCCCACCCATTAAACCGAGCCGGGCCGACACCTTCAAGGCAGATGATCGCCGCACTAAACGGCCCCTTGCCCCACTTCTGGGGCCGCACCAACTGGCCGCGCCGGTAATAAAACGCGCTGCGCCACGCCGACCGCATCTTGCCGCCCTTGCCGGGCTTAAGCATCGCCGCATCGTCTTTAACCCGGTAAAACCATAAGAGAAAGTTCCACATCTCATCAGTAAGCAAATAAGGCTCACCCATAAGGTCCATATCCGGGACAACGCAATGCGCTTCAATCCACTCGCCCGCCAGATTCCCAAACGTCGGGAAATCAAAATCCGCTCCCACAATGAGCTAGAGCGCTTTCGGCTTCCGACGCTCTCTCGGCTTATCACCACCAGCCGTGGCAGCAGCAGCGGACTCTTGTGGAGTGGCCACCGCTGCCGTTACCGGTTTGGCGTCTATCTCCCACCGCAGCCGCAACATCGCCATCGGTGTCAAACCCAACCTGTCTTCAAGTTGGCGAATCTCCCCCAACAAAGCCGCGTTAGGCTCCACTGTCTCGTCGCCAAACTCTTCAGCGAACAGCGCATACCGCGCTACCACCCGCACCGTCCCAATACCCTGCAACTCCCACTGCGCGGCCTGCGGAGTCGCCCACAAAGACGCCCAAATCTTAGGGGTATTAGTAGCCAACGGCCAAGCGGGCGGCTCACCCACCCGACCGCCATGCGGCAACAAAACAGTATTAGCCAACGGCTTATTACGACGAACCCGATCAGCCGGATTCTTAGGAGCAGGACCAGGCATCGCGCCACCACCATTCCCTCAAAATAGGCAACAAAAAAGCCCTTGGCCACATCGCGCGACCAGGGCTAAAACGAATAAAGGCACCATAAAGTGCCCCAACAAGTGTGACAGACAACCGCCCAAATAAGCAAATCCGAAACCCTGGGAACCCGTACAAACCGCGCCGGACCTCCCAGCGGTTCCCGGCGACAGACGCCACAGGGGCCACCCCCCTGGCCTGACATATCCGACATATCCGACACTCTGCCATGACCAGCCAACACGCCCGCGCCGCGCCCGCGTGCCCGTCCCACGCGTATATAAATGGCGCCGGGCAGAGCAGCGGGCAGAGCGCCGGGCAGAGCAGCAGACCTCCCAGCAGCAGACCTCCCAGCAGCAGACCTCCCAGCAGCAGGCACCAGGGCGCCGGGCAGGGCAGGGCAGAGCGC